GTTCTCGCCAACCAAAAATTGAAGGAGAAAGGAGGCCAAAGGAGCGACCCAAAGACCTCCCTCCCCCTCAGAAGCGCTAGCGGATGTTACCGCCAAGAGCTCGAATCGCACGAGTCAACGGACCTTCCGACGAAGCCTGCTTGGTGATTTGAAAACCACGCGACGCAAGATACGCGGCGGCAGTCTTCTCGGCTTCCTGCTCTTCCGTCAGCTGTGGCTGAGCCGAAGCCTGCTTGATGTGCCCGAGCTCCTGGTGGAGTGCGTGAGCCATCATGCGACCGAGGAAGTCCGCTTCGGCCATCTTCGCTTGAGCGACCTTGACCTGATCTTCACCGAAACCAGTTGCACCTTCGGCCGGAGCCTGTGGACCAGGACCAGCACCAGGAGCTGCCGCTTGAGGCATTGGAGGAGGAGCTGCGGCTGCCATCGGGGGCTGCATCGGCATGCCTCCACCCATCGCAGGCATTCCCGGCATTCCGGGCTGCGGAGCGCCTTCCATACCGCCGCCCTGTGTGGCAGCGAGTTGCTGAGAGACTTCCTGGGCCAGAAGAGCGAGTTGCTGCTCGTCGAGGCCTGAAAGGTCGATGTTCTCCTGTTCGGCGAGTTTGCTGAGCATGAGAGCTTGAGCGGTCTTCTCGAGGTCAGAGCCCTGGCTTGCGCCGTTAGTGCCGTATGCCTGAGCGAGCCATTGATGCATGGACATTTGTAATCTCCTGATTGCGAGTTAAGCAGAAACCGTTCTCGAGAAGGGATCCTTCTCTAGGCTGCTGCCCGTACTCCCGATTGGGCGAGAGCTTCGAGATGAAACTCTCTGTCTTCGTAGTGCGCCCCAACCAGGTATGCCAGCGACTCGGGGCCCAAGACGCCTGCTGTTGCGGTTTTCTGAATCCCCCCGGCGAAAGCCATGACCAGGCTCTCTCTGCCAATAGCAGAAGAGAGGTGGGGATTGAAAACCATGCTTCGATCGATCCGGCCAGCTTTCTTCACTAAGTCTTGACGGTAGCCATTGTAGAGCTCCGCAATCTTCTCGAGGAGCTCTCCTGAGCCAGAACGCAACACACGTTCTACTCCGACAAGCCTTAATGCAACAGATGCTCTCTTTTCCAAAACCGAGCTCGCGATCGAACGAGCAGGTACAAATGGAAGGAGATAGTTAGCAAGCTTTTCTACCACGTGTTCTGTGTCGAATACAGCAAATGTATCGTCGATCTTCTTCGTGGAAGGAAGAGTGACGTCCAAACGCTGAGCCTCACCCATCTTGACGAGGAGGAGGTTCTGGAACTCGTGAGGCTTTAGAACAATCCCCAATGAAGCGGCCGTAGAAAGAGCGGCGGGAATTCCAAATCCCGCCATCTTCTCGATCGTCTCCTTGGGGAGATCGCCTTCTGATTTTTCCAGGATGGGCAACATTGCTTTGCGGAAAGGTCCCGCGGGTACGATCTTTGTAATCTCGCTCAGCTTTGCGTGGGAAGCAGATTTTTGGCCGAACCCCTCAGCAACCTTGTCAAATCCGATCTGACAAGCACCTTCACAGTCACAGTTGCAGGCTCCGGCAGCCTTCTCTTTCCCATCGCCGTTTTCCCCAAATAGGGCCTTCAGAGCAGACACAGGGACTTCTTTGATCCCACCGAATCGTTCCTTGGCATCCCCCATGTGGTGGTCGTAACTGGCCTTTGCGTCGGCCTGGGAATTGAATCCCATCATGACCTTATTTTCGTCGAAGGTCTTACCATCAGCCTTGAGCTGCTTAATTACCCATGCCTTTTGGGCTTTTCTATTTTCGCCCAAATAGATGTCGATTTCTTCGCCATCGGCATCCTTGGTTTCCGGGATGTACCCGTAGTGGTGCTTCATCAGCTTGCTGTATTTAATGGCTCCCTTCCTGTCCTTGTATTCCCGCTTCTCGCCCGCCTTCCACTCAATCCAGACAGGAACACCAGCTACTTCGAGTTTCTCCTTGATGGGATCGTTGGCGACCTTGCTTGCGAATTGCGTGTTGGAGATAGGTACCCCGTACATTTCTCCAAGCTTCTGTCGACGCCACTGAGCTAGAGCTTTGTCACGAGAGATGTCTGCGGCGGCAGTCTTCACAGTAGCGAAGAAGTCGTTGAGCTCTTCTTGTGGAGACACCGGAGAGAATCTTTCTCCGACATCAGCGCTGAGACGCTGAACGGCGCAGTAATCGCCCATGCAGACCATGTTGTTGACGCTAGCTAGCTTGGCTAGCATCTTGGCTGATTTGTCCGCACCGATGAAGACGAACGAGATATCGAAGAATCGAGGGAAGTCGTTGATGACGCAAACCTTCCGGCCATCCGGATAGATTCTGTTCATCTCATTCTTTGCGTGGAAGCAGTAATCCTTGGTCGTCTTCGATTTGTGATCGCAGATGGAGCAACGATCGTAGGGAACCTTGCAGCCCATCGAGACATCGGGGAACTCCCCATTCTCGATACGTTCGTAGACATCCTCAGCGCCGTGTTTCTTGCACAACTCTTTGTCGAGGAAGATGACGAGCTCGACCCGATGCATCTTCGGGTTCCACACCGACACCACCACATGACCAAAGGCCCGAGAGGGATCCTTGTTCACATGGTGCTTGTATGGGTGGGCGTTCATGAAGGTGGGGTAGCCGTACTCCCACTTCTTCCCGATCTCTTGCATCTCCTTGAGAGGCTTCTTCAGCCATTCATCAGGAGAGTGAATAAGCGCTTTCTCGGGGAAAGAATCCCCGTTGACGTTCGATCCCCAATACTCAGCGGCACCAAGAGCCGAGACGAGAACGTAGATTCCCTTCTCGCTCTTGCTAATCGTTCCGTCTTTAATGTGCCGTTGAATCACCGGGTGGAGATTCGATGGCTGCCATTGAGGCGCAGCAGTCTTCTCAAGGAAGCTTGATGCTTCCCCTAGGATGGGTTGACAGAGCACATTGCCCTGGTCATCCCGTCCTCGATAGACGATCTGCTTGACCAGCATCGAACCGCTTACGGCTTTTTACCGTGTCCGGTTTGGGAGGTGTAATTCCCGCGGTTGGGTTGTCCAGACATACGCTGGTTGTACGCCATCTGGCCCTCTTGATGGTTCTTGAAGCCCTGAGCCCTCTGATTCCTCGTCGAGGCCTCCTGGCCTTCCATACGCAGACGTTGCTCTTCGGCATCCATGGGGCCTTTGAGCTGAATGCCTCCAGGAGCACGCAAAGCGCCAGAATTCCGGATCTCGGAGCGAGACTTCACAATCTGCTGAGGAATGCCGACATCATCCGGATACTCGAGCTGAGCCTTGACGAAGCTCGCAGCGACATGTGGATCTCCAGAGAACTCCGGGTTGAAACGATGGAGGGTGTTGAACACCGTCTTGACCATCGGGTCTGTCTTAGACTGTTCGGCTAGTCCTGGATTCTGGTCTAGCATATTAGACCAGTGTCGGCTCTTGGTGAGACCACGACGAGCAGCCTCGTATAGATCTCCAGCAAGACTCAACGCCACACCAGCAGCAACAGTAGAACCAATGTACTTGGTGAGTGGTTGACGGCCGAAGGCATGCGCAGCGTCCGAGATCCCAGATGCAAAGGTACCGAATTCCATGCCGACCTTCTCTAGAGAAGCTTCGGCCGCATTGATGATCCCATTCATTTCGAGAACGATCTCTTCCCGAAATGGGCTTTGTCGGATCGCTCCGGCATTCTTCGTGAGATACGCATAATGGGTGGGAGCTACCTCGGCCACCTTTTGCATGAGAGTGTCCATTTAGCCCCTCACCATTTGTTCTTGAAATTGTGGATTGAATCCGTGTGCGTAATTCTTGCCCTGGCCAATAGCCTTCTTAGCAGCAGCACCAGTTCCGAGAACAGCGCCGCCGTAGAGCAGAGGAGCAAACGCCCCTCCAGCACCCTTCGAAGCCCCCCACAGAGCATTGTGGGCCATTCGAACCGGCTTAGTAGCAAGTTGTACAGCCCCGCCTAGAATCCCGGCATCCTTCTCCATTGCAAGGGAGTTCAGTTGCTGACGAGCTTTGGTGAGTTGGGAGAATTTCATTGGACGTGCTTCCTCAAGAAGGCTGCCGTCTTTTCCATCGCCTTGTCCGCCTCTTCGATAGCGGTACGACTACGAACTTTCTCTTCCGCCATCTTCAAAATGCCGGCGTAGGAAACCATGATGGGATGATGGAAGTTGACGACTTTTTGTGAGGCCGTCTTCTCGAGCTGAGCCATCTTGATGACTCCTTCACGAACAAGACGCTCTGACACTGGTCGGAGAATTTGGAATGCGAAGCTGTCATTCGGCGAAGCGAGCTTGACCGCATTCACGATCCCCATCAGGCCAGGACCACTGGGATCAAGGCAGGCGATCTTTACGCCCTGATAGAAGTCTTCCTTCGCGGCCTTCAAACCGAGATCGAAAGTCTCGTGTGCTTCAGCCAGTTTCTCTCTAGTGGCACGAAGACGAAGGTGGGTATTGAAGACGTCTTCAACCGGATTTGCGTGGTTCCACCTTGACCAACCAACGTTGTTGACCGAGGCCACTTTATTGATGGGCTCTCCTTGTCCCTGAAGTCCGGAAACCTCATTGCCGAGTTGAATATCTTCCAGCCCAGAAGACAGATCGGAGAAGCCTGCGGTATTCGGAATTGACCGAGTCGGAGGAACGGAGTAGTCACCCATCCCGGCTGATGGAACGGCCGAGCGCTTGCTTTGAGGAAGCCCAGTGTTAAGGGTCTTTCCTACATGGCCCGGAGATCCACCATCACGTAGATCTTGAATAATAGTTCCTGGGTCAGCGAGAGGAAAATGGACATTCTTGTCCTCGTTCTGACTGTGCAAACCCTGAAAGACAGCGTTGTTGGCGAATTCGGCGATTCGCTTCACATGTTCATTTTCCAAGCTCGGGTATTCCGAGGCGAGTTTGACGATGCTTTCGTTCAGCGAGTCCCCTTTTTGGAGGAACTGGGCTGCGGCTTTCTTCCCTAGGGTTTCCAGAAGCTCCGCTTGCGGGGCGTTCTGTTTGGCTCCAGAGATGAGCTGCTCGAAGATATCGCTCATTGATCCTCCATGTACTCTTCAGTGATAGTAGAGATGCGAGGTCCCCATGGGTAGCGTTTTCGAATGGATATCGATTCCCAAGGCCGCTGAAGCCTTAGATGTATCTGACCGTCAGATCTACAGATACATCGCCAAAGGGCAGCTAACGGCAATTCAGGAGGGCAAGGAACGATCTGTCAATCGGAAAGATGTCAAAGCCCTCATCGATGCGAAGAAGAAAGGGATTCCGAGAGCTATCAACGCTCTCACAGTCCTGCGAATGGATGCGGAAATCCAGATCTTGAAGAAACAGGTAGAGACGTTGATGAGACTCCTCGATGTCAGGTACGAGCCACTCGAGCTCGACAAAGAAGACCTCAACAACCTCTTCGAAATGGCGACCCATCACCTGACCACTCCCTGGTCTCCCCATGAAGAGACGATGTGGTGCGACATCTTTGTGCGGATGCGACTCGAGGATATGGAGAAGATTGACCAGCCAGATCCATGGAGACCCTTCTTGTCCCTAGTCAAGGTGATGTTTCATACCCCCTACAATCCAGACAATAAACTCATGCTATCGGCCGGGAAAGAGAATGTTGAGCGGATTGGTTTTTCGTGGGCCCACAAAGTTGATCAGGTGGACGCATCGACGATGAATCGTCTGCTCTACAAGGACGGGGTCAAAGAAAGGCGTATGGATAGGCGGTTGGAGCACATTCAGCAAAAACTCAGGTCTAAGAAGGAATAAGACTTTAGAAGATCCCGTCGGTTTGTCGGGGTCTATTTCTTCGAAGGAATTGGGGAATTTTACATGACTGAAAAAGAGCTACAGCTATTGAACACGGGAAACCCAGGTGACCTTCAAGCGAATGGGATCACCAAGCATCAGCAGGCATTGCTCGATTATGCGGGGGTAGCCGCACGAGCATCCAACCAGGCTCAGACAGAGGAGATCGTTGCTCGGACGCAACACATCGTCAAAACGGAGATCCACACCAGCTTCGAGCAGTATGTCAAGATGACCATGAGTCGTCGAGTGCTGATGGCGGTGGGAGCCGTTCTCATGTTCGGTGCTGGCTTCTTGGTCAAAGGAGCATTGATGGCCAAGAAAGAAGATTCGACGAATCACGTCGCCGACGACTGAAGATCTATAGGAGCAATTGAAGGGGGAGTTTTGGTAGACTCTCTCTTTTTTGCTACCTAAGCATCTGCTGAGCTGTGGTCACGCATCGGAGCGATAACGTCCGGACGAGGACGATCGGTCATTGAAACCACGAAGCTTAGAAGGATAGAGTGGAACGAGTCGTCGGTAGAGGATGGGCTCTTCTTGTAGACGTTCTCTCGACGCTGCTCGTTGAACTCCGAGAAGATGTTCAACATGTCGTTGCCGAATGGATTCTGAAACTGTTCCCATGCCGGAAAGCGGAACACCGTACGCTTCTTGATCGCGTTGAAGATATCTGACATGACCTCGGTACGGTTGATGAGATAACGCTTCAGACCATCATCCCACTTCACCTTGGCGCTAGGCGTCGAGTACTGATACTTGACGATACGTTCCCAACCAAAGCGGTTGAGAAGCTTGTCATTGGGCCAGAAACCGCCACCGTAGTCACAACCTACGCGACGTACCGACCAAGTATCGATAATTCGCATCACCTCATCCATCATGACGTCAGGTTCCGATTCACGGCCTTCGAAACGCATAATCTTGAAGATCGTGAAGCGGTCCTGGAGGTAAGTGCCGAGGGACAGAACTGTGTATGTGTTCTCACCTGTACCCCAGTCGATTCCAGCATAGATGGGGTACGTACCTGCGAGGTGGCGTTTGATTTTATCCTGGAACGCCTCGTCGAGACGGATGTTGGGATCGCAATTGTCCATCACGTCTTTACGCGTGAGAGGACGAGTGCCAGAGTCATACGAAAGTCCCAAGACCTCGTTGTGAAACTTCGCTCGAGGATAGGTCAGCTGGTTCTGGATGATTTCCGGCCATGGAATCCAGGGCACCATGATCTGTGGGATGCGGAAACCTTCATACGGCTTCGGAATGCGATGAATGATGCCGGGGTTCATGGCTACCCACTGTGCTTGCGGATCATCCGGATTGATTTGGTTCTTGCACTTGTCGCAGACCAGACTGGTCTTGCCGATGTTCCCCTCGTCGAGAATGTTCCAGTACACCTTCGAGATCTTTCCACCACCTACCATGATGGAATGGCGATGACAGGGAACTGCCCACTCGTTCTGGGTTGAGAACTCGGTCCAGTAATACTCGATGGTGTTGTCGAGGGACTTCGGAGTTCCCGAGTACATATAGATCTTGTACGGGGAGTGCGATGCGCACTGCTCGATAATCGGAATGTTGTCCGTCATGATGTCCTGGAGCTCATCGATGCAGATGATGTCGGCAGGAATTCCACGAACACGGTCGGCGGACATGTAGCAGTAGCGCAGAGTGATCTGGCTACGGTTGATGAACTTCTTCAGGAAGACGTTGTCTGAGAGCTTGGTCGTGGTCCATGACTTCAAATACTCGGACGTCTCGACGGGCTCTTTCAGACGGTCTTGAGAGAAGACCTTCGTCTGCATGTTCGTCGGAGAGATGTACAGACAGTTCAGCGCCTGAACGATGCAGGCGTAGGACAGAAGCTTGTTTCCAAGGAGCGTCGACTTCTCTACCTGTCGTCCGCACTTCAACAGGGTGCGTTTGGAGGGAGTGTCGTAAATCTGTCGAAGGTAGCGACGACCTTCAAAGGAGAATGGAACGTAGGTGTTCGCGATCTTGTCCGGCATGCGAACAGCGAATTCGACGAAGGTAGACGGCAAGATACCGGTAACTTCATCGCTCCTACCCGAAACAGGGCCTTCGAAATCTGGAACCTCTGGTTCGTAGTCCCACTCCTCACGAAGATCGATATCCTGAAACAGGATTTTTCCGTCGCTGTTGACCTTGAACTCGACATACGGCTGAGCTCTATTGCGAAGATACTCGTCGTAGTTTTCAATGATGTTAAAGCTCATCCACCTCGACAATAGCAGAAACGGACAACAAAATGCTCAGTTGGATCATGCTCCTCCAGGCTAGAGTTAGCTCCGCAACTGACGGCGGGGTTCAGATGTACGAAGTCGGTACGGCCGACCCCCTCAAGAAGCGAATCGCAGTCCGCTTTCGAGATCCCATTCCAGGGAGGGATTCGTGGATAGCTTTCCAAATCATTTCCCATGCTTTCGCCAGCGTGAACGACTGTATTATTCATCGAATCAAGAAGATTAACGAGACAGAATATAGCATTGAGGTGCTGACAAAAAACCACCGAAGAGATTCGGCGTTGGACCCTTTCGTGGACAACTGGAAATCGAAGGCTTCGAAGAAGAAAGAGGCCTTCATCAAATTCATGCGAGAGAAAGCCGAAGAACTCAAGAAAGAGGCAACGGATGAACCCGAGCCGACAAGCCCATTACCCACAGACGTTGATCTGTGGTGTCGATGAAGTAGGTCGCGGATGCCTAGCCGGACCAATTCTCAGCGTTGCAGCGCTATTCAAGGGATGGGTTGTTGGGTGTTCGGGCGTCGACGACTCAAAGAAACTGACACCTAAGAAAAGGGATGAAGTATTCAAGAAAATCCTCCGCAGTGACGAGCTCATCGACTTTGGAATCGGCGAGGTCAGTGTCGAGGAGATAGACCGGATGGGAATAGATCAGGCCAACATCTTCGCCTTCGATAGGGCGGTGAAGTCTCTACCGATTCGTCCCAACTACATCATCGTGGATGGTTTGAAGGGGGTTCCAGGATTCTATCCAAACGAGATGCTGGTTACTCCGCAAGCCGACGGAAAGTACCCCGTTGTAGGCGCAGCGAGCATCCTCGCGAAGGTGATTCGAGATTCGTTAATGGAGGAGCTCCATCGACACCACCCTGTCTATGCTTGGAATAGCAACAAGGGTTATGGATCTAAAGAGCATATAGCAGCACTCAGGCTGCACGGCTCGACGACCCATCACAGACCGCTTTTTATCCGGGACATCATTCCAAGCCAGATGGAGTTCTTTCCATGAGCGAAAAAGAAGATTCTGGAATTGTCGGAGCAATTCAGTCCCTTGTTCAACGAGGTGTGGAACAAGAAGCCGGATTCCAGCTTACCGCAGCCAACAAACGAATCGCTGAGCTCGAGGAAAAGATCAAGGAGCAAGCTGAAGCACTTCTGAAACCCTCAGATGAGGGCCAGAAGCTCATCGACCAAGCCATGGCCGCGGTCAAGGTCCACAGCGTTCGAGCTCGTACATCCATTGCGGAATGCGAAGAGTTTCGACGTCAAACCATCCTATTGAAGCGAGAACTGGCAGCAGTCAAACAAGAGTTGGAGGACCTCAAAACCGCTAAGGCTAAGGAGGCGGCAGAGGTTCTGGCCGCACTACCCCCGGTCGAGGTTCAACCAGCGCTCAAAGTACGCCGTTCTCTACGTCGTCTGTCCCCCCGACCCAAAGTTGAGTAATCAGATAGGTGGGTAGGGGTAGAGAGTGAGCGTATACATGTGAGCGAGTTTGTGTAGCACCATCTTCGCTCCGTACTGACACCAAAGAAGAACATCTTCGTTCAACCAGTTCTGGATCGTATTAACGATGAGATCCACGAAGGCTTGAGACGGAGATCGATATTCGTCTATGAGACCTTCCTCGGTGAAATCCAGCTGTTTGCGAGCTGGGTACTTCTTATCCGAGGCGATGGCCTGCGGCATGATAATCGACAATTCTTTCCCCGCCTGAAGGTGCATGAGGCGAAGCCTCAGGTGCCCATCAGAAAAGCGGGGAAGAACGTCAATCATCATTGTTCTTTCTTTTGATAGTGACAAGAACCTGCTCGATCAGAGAGTCGTTGAGTGGGTTGTCACCATAGCCATGGCACCGAACCACCCAAGAATTGAGCTCTGGAACGTAATCCCAGAATAGACGTTCGGGAAACTTGAAGGTTTCAATAAAGGCATCACCGAGGAGATCGGCGAAGCGATCATTGAACACCCAAACCTTCTCCCCTTGAACATCTACCTTTACGTTGAACCTGTCGTTCGTCGTTGGGAAGAAGTGGAAGACCATGTCCCCGTCTCGACGGCACACATCACCGTAGAATGAAGGATTCTCGAACTGAAGAACTGGCGGGACATCAATTTTCTCTTGTGGCCTATTGACGATGGTCCCTGTTTTCTCGGCCAACTCGCCCCACCGAGCCATTTTTTCTTTTGCCCACTCGTGAGTCTCTTTGATGCTCATTTGGTTTTCTCCGGAAGTTCTTTCAGTTCTGCGCCCGACTCGCTGAAGTTACCATGAGGAGCTATGTCCTCGATGCCCTTCACACCGCCAGCAGCTGAATGGGTCATCTGCCACTGCTTGAATACAGCCAAGTGGTCACGAACCGCCGTGCTCGACTCCGAGAGACGTTCGTCGATGCCTGTGGCTGCTTTCGCTAGCGTGGCGAAGGCCATCGTACGGTCTTTGGATCTGGGAGCGTTCTTCCAGTCCTTGAAGTCGAAGTTGATAGTCTCCAGCATGTCTCGAAGCATATCCTTCGCTTCGATGTCTTGACGGAAGCCGGCCATGTGGAGGGCCATACCACCACCACTCTGGATGATGGACATAAAGCGTTGCTGCTCCGTACGGTCGTAGCGTTCGAAGAAGGAGATCCAGTCAGCCGTCTTCAGTAGAGAGCAATTGAAGAAGTAGTGGCTGTAGGAGCTCACCGCGTCGGCAGTGATGAATCTACGGAACCGACTGTTGAGTCGACTCGCAATCTCCTTTGGATCTATACGTCCAAGAAGAAGCTGCTCGAGAACCCTGCGTACTGGGATATCGGCAAGAAGCTGGATGGAATCTCGAACCTCTGGGCTTTGGTTGTGTAGAGACCAGATTCCATGTGCTCGGAGATACTTTGTACTCTCGCGGTTGTATCGGTCGGTCGGTGCGTAGTCGACAGGGAAGTCAGCTAGCACTATCGATCGCAGTGACGCGATGTATGGGATGATCGGTGGTGGATATCCGATTCGCTGCACTCCGGTGCAGATCCAGTTGTCGTCCCTCGCTTCAGGTTGAGGGAGGGTGAGCAGATACTTAATGAAGTATTCACTCGGATGGCGGAAGGTATCCATGCACCTAGTCTAGCTCAGAAGAACCGAGGAATTGTAGTCCCTGTAGTTCCGTTACGATGGATGCCTAGGGCGATGAGAGCTCCGATGATGGCGCCTTTTATTGCACCCGTCACTGCTCCGGAAATAGGACCGGAAGGACCTTCTCCTTCAGGTCCTGGATCAGCACCCTTCACCAATCCGACACCGGCTCCGACAATACCCAGAGCCTTAGCGCCTATAATCATAGCCTTTAATGACTCTGGATCCATCCCGAGCTTGGTAAGCTCGTCTACCATGGACAGAGCAAATGCAGATGATTCCTTCGATAGGGGTTCTGTCACCATGACACCCCACTTGGGCATTAACTGATGCGGAGGCGCCATAGCGCGATCCCACCAGATCTCCTCGAGCTGTTCGCTTGGGATCAGCCTCCAATTTGGCAGAGCTGTTTTGCCCTTGGTGTTCGGGTCCATCATCATGAAACCTTGGTCGTTGAAACCGGCCAAGAGGACGTAGTGGCCCTTGCCAGGATGATTGAAGCTCTGTATGTCGGCGATGATGGGGATCCCGTTCTTCAGGGTAGCCTTCGCTTCATCGAGGGATTGAAAAGACTGCTCCCACGCCTGAAACCCGATCTTGTTCGCAGCGGCCACTATATCGCTGGTCTCGGCACCGCGATCCTTCCGTGCGCCTATAGCGGCTGCAAGATCTGCCTCTGGAAGATCGAACCCAAGATGAAGCAACGCCGCACGTAGACAGGCGGCACTACATGTCCACTCTGTCTCCTGCTGATGCGTCCCCACCTGCGCCAGCTTTGTAAGCTGCTGACGCCGGCTATGTAGCTCGGCGAAGTTCACGATCTACAGCAGTTCTTTCTGCTGTAGTCCCTTCAATCCAGAAATCACCTGTTCCAGATTCTTCATTGCACGCTCGAGAGATCCCTCATCGACCTGCTTGAGACCCATGCGAGCTGCGGTCAGCATTTCTGCAAGCTTCTGGGCTGTGTCGTTGAGGTGAGTGATGTATCCAGCAAAGATGGAGAGGTTCTCTGGGTTGAGGAAGTTCAAGGAGAGGATGTTGTCGGCCGTCTCTGTGTCTTCGAGGGTAGAGGCGATCTTCACCAAATCACGACGGAGCTCGAAGGGGAACCGAGAAAGCAGTTCGGCCGCTTCTTTGGTTGCTTCAGCATGAACGTGATCAAGGGGAGTGATGGTGTTGAGCCCATCGATCTCTATGAGCTTACGACCATGTCCGGCTTCAGCGAGCTTCTCTCGAGCCATTTCCTGCGTGAGTCCTGCCGCAACTAGCATGAACTCGGCAGATGAGGGGGATAGCCACATCCGAACATCTTTGGCCAGCTTCTCGAATGGAGCTCCTTCGATATGGAACTCATCTTTGCTGGAAGCCTTCAGAAATCCACGACGAGGCATCGCCTGTGCTTCTTTGACTTGCTGAGCCGCTTGTGTCGACTTGGCGATGTGAATCGCCTGACCCAAAGGCGTGAAGAACATGTCGTCTGGAATGGCGTACTCGCCCTCGTTGATCTTCTGGATGGCCTGAAGACCTGGAGTCAGGTGAAGAGTCACTTGTTCACCGAATGGCGTCTGACAGATGAAGCCGTGGTTTCCCTGTGGATCTGTGACGGAGTTCTGTATGGTGACAGGAGGAAGTGCAACAGCACTACCATCTGACTTCACGAAGACGAATGAGCCATCTCCCTGAGGCTCTCCAATGGGGATCTCCGAGATGTCATTGCCGACGCGAACGCCAACAATTTCGTCCTGAAGGCTGTACTGCTGACCGTTCGTAAAGAGTAGAAGACTCATCGGAGTCTGGTCGAAGTTCATGACAGGAAGAACCCAACCAGGGGATTCTTGTCCGGTCTCTTCGACACGACACGAGTACTGACCAAATTCCTGGATGTCGACGGCTTGTGGAGCATCGAGAGGAGGGCTGGCCGAGTTAGTTCCTAGAGTGACGGCCTGGCCGGGCTGCATTCCTTGAACAGCTTCTGTGCCAGCCATGCCTTGAGCCTCGGACGGCGTGAAGTCCTTCTCCTGTGGAGAGAACGCCTGTGCGTTGGCCCATTTCACACGGAAGTTGCCGCTCCCGAGCTTGATGAACTGGACGACAGTAGGCTCGATGGATGCAACCAGAGCTGCCGCAGTTTTCTCGACCAAGACTCGGTTTCCTGTGGCAATAGCAGCGGCTGCCTTGGCAAAGGCTGGGTTGGTATCGAAAGCAACAGACAGTTGAGGATCATTTGCCAGGCGATCTACGAACGCATTTACATCCTCGTCAGTCAGGGTGTGGGAAATAGCAGATGCAAGGGAAGCGAACTTGCCAAAACCAGCGCCACCTGCTGCTGCGCCAGTAGTGACGCCAGATCCCTGCCCGTAGTTGGTACGCACGGGGGGATACAGGTTATCGACCATTCCTTGGTCGGTGGGCTTGCGATCGGAGAGCTCGAATGTTCTGGGGTCGAAGAGACACTCACGGACACGCTCCTCACTGAGGGGAAACGCTTGATCACCGCTGAAGAACACGTCGAGCGGCTTCAACATACGATCGACGACAATGATGGGGATGACAACCGGAGTTGCCTGTCCCGTCTCAAGCCCTTCGCTCTTGTTCGTTACCTGAGCGCTACCATAAGCGTATCCACGCTCCGGGTTCGCTCTCTGGATGAGAACGTTGACGGTGTAGTCGGAGAGGAATGGCAGATACTTGAAGATCTCCGAGCTGACCTCCCTCTGCCAGTTGTCGACATTGTCCGACAGCTTGATCGGAGAAGCCAGCTTCGAGAAGGTGACTTTCGCTTGATCATCGAGGAACAGAGGAATGTTGAGACTCATGTCTTAACCTTTGGGCTGATGTGAGAAGACGGAGGAATGACTGGAACGGTCAAAACCGGAAGTCCGGGTGTAGCGGCTGGGCCAATCAATGCTGCTGTGACAGTAGCCATCCACGTGAGCATATCTGGAGATGCACGAAGGGCAGGAAATTGACCGTCACCAAGCAATACCTGAGATCCTTTGATGCTTACTGCTCCGCCACTCATAGAAAGTGACAAGCCTCCCGCGGTTAGCGAGATCTGGGAAGCTTTGGCAGATAGAGCGGCCATCGATTCAATCGTGAGAGGACCAGTTACTGTGATATTTGCCAGCCCTGTGATGACCGCGTTGAGATCACCCTCCACCTTCAACTCGAGCTTCTTGACCTTCAGGTTGAACTGACCGGCCTTGTCGATCTCGAGAGATGTCTGGGTGATTCCTCCGCCTTTGTCACGAGTTAGCAGGCTGAGGATAGTGTTGTTGCCTTGGCCGTGGGAACCCATTTTCAGGATCGCGGCGGTCTTCTCGTTCGGGTCGTCTGCAAACTCCTTGGTGGACAAGGTGAACAAGCACATTTGATGACCGTCCGAATCCTCATCCTTCCTCGCCACATTCCACGTCAGGTCTCCTCCAGGGGTGTGGAGCTCGTAGTTCTCGGCATGGTCCTGGATGATGTTTCGAATCGGAATGAAGACCCTCTGACAGATAGCCGTGGATCCGATTTGAACCACCCCACCTCGACGTAGCGAGAGGAAATTTCCGTCTCTTGTCTCGAAGTTGAGGTCTCCTGGATTCAATAGCTTTCGGCCACCTCGGTAAGAACCACCCTCATCGACCATAGTGAAGCCAAGAACGAAGCGATCTCTACCGTCTTCCGATGGAGTACAGACCCAACACGTAGCGCCTACCTCAGGGAGGAAGTTGATGCCCTCTCCTTGGTTCTGATTGCAATAGGGAGTCATGAGAGGGATGTCAAAGCTGTTGGTGAAGCTGAACTCTGTCTTCACATCGACGGTGTAATCTCTAATGTTGACATTAACGATTCGCGCCCGTTCCACCAGGGCGCCCATGAGCTTGCTGGCGTCTTTCGCCTTGCTCTCCGACCGAATGGGGCTTGGATTAGCACTCATATCAGTTCCGATGGTAATCCGAGACTGCGTGACACCATTTCACGAAGTCTTCGTTGGAAAAGGTTTGCTTCATGAGGTTGATAGCTACGTGAACCCACTGAACGTTGCCAACGACGTAACCTTTGCTGCTATCGATCTTATCGAGAGAGGCTGTTGAGGCTCCGGTGCTGTAGTCGTTTGGAGCCAACGTGATGGGCAGACCGGTAAGAACGCAAAGCTTCTTTTGAGCAACGAACAAATCCCAAGCGTATTGAATAGAGATATCGAATGGGATCTCTCTACGCTTTGCCCCGTTCTTGAGATTCGCGAATTTCTGCCCAGCTAGATCGCCGACGCCTTTGTAAAGGGCACTTCTAGTACTACGTCGAGCACATCCACAAGATTTGGGATGAGGACGCTTACCTCGCTGAGGTCGCAGAAGTTCTACAGATGCCCTTACGACTTCTTTTCCACAAGAACAACGACATCTCCAAGCAACGGTTCCGTTGTTGGTTCTCTTCGGAAGCGGGAACAAGGCCGTTAATTGACCGAAGAGTTGACCGGATAGATCTCGAGCCACATTTCGTCGTAGTTCCGACATTTAATATTTCCACGGCTCCTTAGAAGTTCCTTCTCCGAAGGTAGCTCCATAAGCGTAGGCTGGGATCGGGTGCGTACCATGGAGATTAGTCTTCCAGCCCTTGGCGGCACCTTCCATGATCGTCTCTTTCAAACGACGGAAATTGAGACGAGCCATCCAATCTTCCTGAGTATCGAGAACTGCCTGCTCCATGCCCTTCAGTACCGGCCTGCTTTCGATTCGGGCCTGCCCAGGCTCTAGATTGCGGTTGTGCTCGTCAACCAGCGTACGGCTGACTACGTCACCAGTCATGAACCCGGGATGATCTCCGGCATCTCGAATCTGGGTAAGATTGGTCAATGAACGAACCACTGTTTCGATGTTACGCCGACGGACTCTCTCGTCCTTATAGATGCCGTCGTAGAGCTCGCTCACCAAGTGATTCTGTACCGTAGGAATGTCGGTGAGGGGAAGTAGCTCACGAGGATTGATTGGCCCATCAGAGATGGGGGCGCCTTTTCGTACATTCATGCCAACTGCAAGAGTCTTTCCGTCTTGGCCTTTCAGTTTCTTCGTTGCTGCTGCGAAGTGGCTCTGACCGTTGATGTAAATATTCCATCCGGTGGGGTCTTTTTCGATTTTGTCGATCCGTCCAGAGGTTCGAGCGAGGGTCGCTGAGTCGGGGAGTTTCGCCGGTAACTTGAGGAGCTCCTTGAGACGCCCGATACGAGAAGTAGCGCCAGCCCCGCGAGAACCGGAGACACCGCCAGTATGAAAGCTATCCATAGCCAACTGCATAGCCGGTTCACCGAGCGAGTGCCCAGCGATGACACCGATATTGGTACCAACTTCATGTTCGACTCCGTTCTCGTTGAGACCGAAGCACTTCGAACACATTCCAAGACCGTGTTGGCATTTCAACGGGCTACGAACCTGGATTGATTCGATCCGGTTCTTCTTCAGCATCGCTGTGAGCTGTGGAGTGACGATTGTGTTTCGATCGAATTTCTGTCCGTTTACCACAAGAGGCTTCGCTAGGAGACGATCGTGAACATCGTCGTCCCCGATATCCATCGAAATGCCTTCCTTGGTGCCACAATCCTTGGAAACAACCATCTCAGGCATGACGAAATTGATGATGTCCTTCGTAAGCATACCTGGCTCTGAGGTGCCTTCTGCACGCTGTAGAGTACCCATACGAGCTCCGTGAAGAGCCGTCCAATAGTCTCCAACATCGAGACCTTCGGAGTAGGAACGCTTGACAGGAGTCGGAAGCTTACGACCTGTGGCGTCCTGCATGATCATCGGGGCGATATTCATCTGACGAAACTGCGACCAGTTACCTCGAGCCCCGGAATCGACCATCGTGAAGATGTTGTTCTTACTCTTCTCGATTAGCGGTCGAGTGGCCTTATCGATTGCATGGCTGGCAGCATCATAGATAGCGACGATCTTGTCTTCCTTTTCCTGCCTGGTTCCACTCCCTTTCGAGACCTTGTCTGCATCGTGATCAGCAGTAGCCAAGAGCGGATCACGAATATGCTTGTGGACCTTCAGATCAGCAAGGTTGATAGAGAATCCCGCATCGTAGGAGTTCTTGTTTCCGAGATCCTTCAATCTGTCGACAGTGTTGGAGAACTTCTTCGGATCCTTTTTGCCGATCTCCGACAATAGGTCGAGAAGGCTGATCCTCTCGCCTCCGCCCTTTTTGGTGATAACAGCTTCTCGATTGTATAGGAGCTCGTCAGATTGGAACTCCTTGGGCAACTGATTGGCCAAGAGCCTACGGCCATACGTAGTTGCCTTGCCATTCACGTGAATGACGTCGGTCGCATGGATAGAGCCCTTGTCGTATTCCTTCTTAGCCAAGTCGAAAGTTGAGAATTTCTTTCCGCTATCGGTTCCCCACTTCGATAGAAGATGCAGACCCAACAACGACTCCTGAGATGGGGCGTACATGATTCCGCCGTTTGTGGAGCTGAAGAGGTTATTCGACGGGAACATCCTCACAGATTCACGTACTGCGTCGTCTGTAAGAGGCAGGAAGGCGGACATCGTGTCGCCGTCAAAGTCAGCGTTGAAACCAGAGGTCACCAGCGGGTGGATGCGGATGGCCTTGCCATCTACCAGCTTCGGCTTGAAGGCCATGATCGAGAACTTATGAAGAGCTGGATCACGCTTCAGGAGAACTGGCCGACTTTCGAGGGCCTTTTCGAGGGCTCTCCATGCTGTCGGCGTTTCCTCTTTAAGGTCCTTACGAGCCTCGAGAGGAGACCTACCTACCTTCTTGAGTTCGCGGAGAACGAAAGGCTTGTAGAGCTCCATCGCAGCACTCCTGGGAATGCCCACGTAATCAAGATGCATTCCTGGTTCAGGGATGATTGTGGAGCGCATCGAGAGCTCTTGGCGTCGCTTCATGATCTTCTTTTGGAAGAATCCATGTTTTGGACTCGAACCTGCGATGGTATCGAGGATGCCCTTGAGCTGACGTGACGATTCGTACTGAGGAACACCACCAACCCCCATCGTTGCCTTGAGGAGATCGTACAACTCTTCCCGCATTGGCTGTTCGAGCTCGGGTAGATCCTTGACGCCCTCCTTCAGCTTGTTATTGACGATGCCGAGATCCTTGTAGAGGTGGTTGACGTCGTCGAATCGGAGAGAGCCGTCTGGCATTGGCACAATCGGGCGGAACACCGGAGGAATCACTGGGACGTGGTTCAGGATGTACGCTTCACTCGGCTTCATATCGAGGTTGTCGAGAGCTCGTAGGTACTTCGCCTTTCTATTGGCGTGGTTCAAGGCACTACCACGTAGATTGGGCAGCTCTGCCATCACTTTGGAGAGCTCCTTCTTCACGTTGATACCGTCGAGGATCTCTTTGATGGCCTCTCCGCCAGTCTTGCCGTTGTGATCCTTCTTGCCTTTCACGATGTCTTCGAAATCGACGAACTTCATGCCAGTGAGAATGACAGCAGGTCCAGGCTTCTGAGCTGTACCAACAAACACAGGGCTCGGCATCGGCTTCGCCAAGGAGATATGAGCCCAGTTAAGTCCTTTACCAGGTTCGTTGGCGTCGGGAAGACCGCCAGTGATCTTGGGATCGAAGAGCCCCTTCTCGAGCTCCTTGGCATCCTTTCCACGAAGCACACGTCCTGGATCCTCGATCTCACCATTGGAGAGGTCTAGAACGCCCTTGTCCGTGAGAGGAACAAGCTGCATATGGTGGCCAGACTTGTTCACATCGACGCCAAGACCTTTCAAGTACGATTCGAACTTGCGATAGGCGAAGGTTGGGCGAGGAGGAGGTAGAGGCTGTCCCATCTGTACGCGATGCCAAAAGTCAACGTGGGCTTGCGGGTTCAGGTTTTCATCTACCTGCTGATCAGCCTTGTAGGTCGCCATCTCTTTCAAATTCTTGCGGGCTCCGTGAGCGAGCAGAGCATAGAACTCGAGCTGGCCGATACCTTGACCAGGATTCTCAGCACCAGTTCCTTTGGGGGCTCTATCTATCGTGTAGTTGCCGGTGCTGCGAACCGCCAATTTCTTCTCGACCTGGTGCTTGAGCTTCATGATGTACTGATCACCAGTCAGCACGTCTCCAAGCTTCTTCTGTGTTGAAGGGTCGTAGATCTCTTCAGTGTCCTTGAGGTTATGATCCTTGAGGTCCTTCTGAATCATCTCCGTGTAGTCGAGGTTGGCTCCTCCGAAGTTGTTCACGATATACGATTTGCCAGTCTTCTTGGCAATCTTCGACGCAGCAGTCTCGAGCATCTGACCGAGGTTGATACGGCTAGGTACGCCAGAGGGATTCATCAGAACTTCGACATGCCCTCCATCAGCTGCACCGATACGAGGCATTTCGTGGTCCGGAATGATCTGGGTGACAATAGACTTGTTGCCGTGGCGTCCAACGATCTTGTCTCCAACCTCGGCAGGCTCGTCAGTACGAACGTGGACGATGGCGCCTTTACCGTTGGGAAGTTTCTGAACCTTCACAACTTCACCAGACCCACTACCGTCCCAGGAAATACTACGATCCGTGCGATCGAAGAGCCCCTTATCCAGCCGAGAGGCAAGACGAGAGACCATTCCAAGGTTTTCCTTCTTACCAACCGCCGCGATGAGTAGATCTCCGGACTGAACCTTCTCACCAATACGGATGACTCCATCGTCATCTAGACGATCCAGCTGAGTCTTGCCATACTTCTTGGAAGTGACGGACGAGAATGCCTGGAACTTCTTCTTGTTCATGGAGTCCTTCGAGGGATCAATCTCGACGGACTTTCGGTGGACGTGTTCTGAGGTCAACTTCTTGGCGGCACTCTCGGAGATGACGATTCCATCTTCGAAGTTGTAGCCCTTGTACGGCATGTAGCTGACTCGGAGGTTAGTTCCGAGAGCGAGGTTGCCATCTTTGGTGAAGTTCGTATCAGCGAGAAGGTCTCCTGCCTTCACCTCTTGCCCTACTGTGACTCCTGGTGTGGAGTGCATGAACGTCTTGGAGTCGTTCAAAGGGAAGTGATTGTAGATCTGTACCTCGTGCTTCTTGCCCTTCTTGTCCTGGATGATGATCGAATCAGCGAAGCGATTCTTCGTCTCCTCCGTCTTGATAGCAACTACTTTGCCGTCGACAGGAGCTGTATGAGAGAAAGGTGTACCGATGAGGTTCTCCCACGTCGTCTTGCCGCCCTGAACCTGAACCAGCGGAACTTCTCGATCTCGAAGGCCCACAGCCTGAGAAGCCTGACGAGAGGCCGTCATGGTTCGGTTGCCTTGGTTGTTCTGGAGGAATGGAATGAGGTTGGTGGCCTCATCGAACAACTGATGGGCCGATACGAACATGTATCGGGCATCCTTCATCGGGCGTAGAACGATCTCTCCCGTGGCCGGATCTTTCATCTTCACTTTACTGGCGATAGCTACAGGCTTGCCATCCACCATCTTCACCTGATCCGGAAGTAGAACGTATTCGGAATGGAGCTCGGCAGGAGTCACTCCGTTCTTGCCATCTCTGAGCTTGTTCTCTTTCAAATCGTAGACAAGAGCTCGCGCCTCGTTGCCGTCCTTCGTCACCCCCATCGGAAGCGTCAGACTGATGCCAGTACGAACACTTTCTGGCGTGTGGATTGGATCGAGGAACCCCATGTGAGTGGGGTTGATGAGCTTCATGGCCTTGTTGAGCGTACGGTCGCTCTTGATACCGCCTTCGTCACCACCGAGGATGGTGGTGGAGCGGTAGTTAGCCAGCATCTCGAGCGGATTCGTCTGTTCCGGATTCTTGGAGAGAGACGAGCTCGTGAAGATCTGCTTGATAGGTTTCGAGAACAGCTCAGCGGAGAGAATGTCTCTAACCTTCTCTTGTCGGTCGATGTTGTTACCGACCTTGAGTTTGATGATGCGTTGAGTGGAAGGTTTGGCGAGCCGCTCTTTCAAGAAGTCATCGATACCAGTCAGCTTCTTGAAGATGAGTGAGTTTCGATCGTCTGGAGGAGCTTCACCGCTGGCAACGGCAAGGATTCTCTTGGATGCCTGAAGAAGAGCTTCTCCAGTTACATTGTCATAGGCCTTGCCGAGAGTGTGTTTGGTAGTGTCGGGCGCCAGCTTTGCGTTATGGAACTCATTGAACACAGCAGAGGCAATCGCGTCGTAAGAGGTTCCATCTGCCTTCACACCTCTCTTGGAGATGCCTTTATAGAGCTTCTGAATATCTTGCTCGATCTTGCCGGTGGCGTTCGCCTTGTAGATATCTGCACCCCACGCCTTCTTCATGTCCTCGTCCTGAACTCCTAGAGTTTTCAGAATGGGATAGAGATTGACGTTGGTCGTACCCCACCGGAACTTGAACTTCTTGTTCTCTGGACTGAACGGAATCTTGAGACGAGATTCCTTAGCGAAGGTGTTGCCCGCCAGAGCGAACTCAGTCTCGAGGTCACCGTTGGCCTTGATCTGCGAGTACACACCGGGCTTGAGACGCCACAGGTTGTCTACCTGCCATTCGCTTCCATCGACGATGTAGCTATAGCGATCTGTGGGCTTGGGTAGCGTGAAGATTTTGGTCTTCGAACGGTCAATAATCTGTCCTGTGGTCTTGTCCACGAGACTGATATCAGCCACGACGTTAGCGCCCCATGTACGAGCGGTCTCTTTGGCACGCTCTTGACTGCGAAGATCGCCTGCTTGCGCAGGACTATCATCTACGGTCACTTCGTTCAACACCAACTTCCGAGATCGACCTTCGATCGGAAATGTGCCCTTGACTGCATCGACAGCTCCATCTTGGAGCTCTTTCCACGTAATTGCTGGCGTAGACACCTGGGCGCCCTCCTTAGAGGTTGCAGGTTATGTTGAGAACTTTGGGATTCCCTATGTCTCGCGCTCGAGACGGTCTCTGGGAAGCCCGGTACCGGACAAGAGTAGTTGACATCTAGAGCCCACGTCAACAAATCACCCCAAAGTAGGCGATAAGAAGGTAGAGGCCGTAACGCCTTCTTCTTTGGTGAAGTGGCTTTGGAGGACTCAATGGCATGTAAGAAGACACCCAAAGGAGCAAATCGTGAAACATTCTTTCACCAATCCCAGAAGGACAGGCCGGATCCTCAAGCACAATACGAAGCTAAAAAAGCTGCCGCTCTAATCAGTCAATTTCCTCCAAAACCAGACCCAGATGAGACATCGTGAAACTTTTCTTGATAGCTTTCGGATTCGCTTTTATCACGAGAATCATGCTGGTGTTGGAGCACTACTACAGACCATACCTATATGGACGAACCTGACGCCGAATTCTGTCCTCTTTTGTGGCAGGCAAATGGCGGTCTATTAGATCACAAGGGGTGGCCCATAGTAGGAGACGATCCCGTTCGTGGTCGATGTTTTGAGCCCGGAGATTGTGATCGATGTGAGCTGATGCAGGGCGTGCTCAGCAATCTCGCAGCACAAGGCATCACATCTCTTTGGATCTGTCCGTCATGTGTAGGGGTAGTTTGTCGTGAAGCTAAAGAAACTGGTATCAACATTCGATTGCCTGGTTTCTACAGCGAAGGCCCCTGTCAGCGTCCTAAATGCCACAGAGCCGAGCAAGGGGAGCACAATAGATACTCGGCGATCCTACAGCTATTGACCGTATTCAACACAACCATACCCTGAGGAGGTCGAATGTTGATCTGTTGCGGGTGTGGCTCGAAGTTCGACTTCGACATGCCCGGAGGTTTGATCCAAGCCGTATCCGCTCAGGTAAGCGGCAAATCTGGGAGAGCCGTGGTTCAGGAAGATTCATTTCCGGACGGCATCTCCCAAAAGTTTATCTGCGTTCCATGCCTCTTCGAAACAGAAGTGGCTCGAATGCTCGGGTTCTACAATCAATCCGATGATTCGGATCTTCCGATGGAGGTTTTGAGTGAGCCAACTCACGTGCCTTGCCTGTCAGCTCCCGATCTATCGTGGGCAACGGGCTATAAGCCTTGATTTCGGAGTGGTCGAGCAATCCCAGAAGTCGCAGCGAGACATCGTCAAGGTGCACGCTACTGACACAATTCACTTCGGCTGCATCCACACATACATGAGTCGTATCAACAACGAGGTTTACGACTCGATTCGGGAGTTCGACAAACAAGAGATCCGCAAGAAGGTTGTTGCGGAACTTCGCGATGAGCTGAAGCAGGAAGTCTACGACGAGGTCGGAGACGAAATGAAGAACACCTGCGCCATCTGCCAAGCAGAGCTCGAGGAAGAGGAAGAAGAAGACGAGGATCCGATTGTCCAAAGCGCCATCGTTCGTGGCCCTCAGGATCCTCCTCCACTCCCACCAAGTCCGTTTGGCAATATGCCTTTCGGATTCAAATAGCAAAGAAAAGGCCCGGGTGTGTCAAACCCGAGCCCATTCTTTTGCTAGTTATTCCTCAGCCGCAGTCAGGGTCACCCTCTTCGATATTGCACCCATGAGCTTCGGCTCGACGCTTCCACTCGTCTCTTTCTTTGATCAGAGCATCGATCCTGTCGTCGAGCTGCTTCAGAGTGACGTGATACGCCGGATTGTACTTGGCAGCTTTCAATGCCGTTTCCAGGTCAGTCGAAAATTCAGCATCCACCGAACGTCTCCGTTGAGCGTACTCCCAGAGAAGATCCTGAGCAGACGGATCCTTGATGCTGAGTGGAACCTTTCCTCTTGGAGTTGTGGGATACTTGTCCGATTGGAATTCCCCATCGATGATATGACTACCCATCAGCCGCATCCTGTCGTGTCGCCGCAACCGATGCATGTGTAACAGGAACCGGTTCGCTTGGTTGGTCCGCCACAAGAGCGGCACGGGTCACCAGATAGATCGACCACCGGAATTGGTGACGATTTTGTACGAGCCACAATGTCCTGAGGTTCTTCAGAAGTTGTGGCAGTTACCGCTGGAACTCCCAAGTGCTCGATCTCGAGGAAGCGAGCCACGTAATCCAGAATGCTCTTGGCTACGGGAATGGGAGTGTATCCGGTAAATCCGGAAGGCTCGAATCGAACACCCTTGAAAGTCTCTACCAGGTCATCCAGGTGAGCTCCGTGTTGTAGAGCCTTCGAGAACGACTGCGCAAAAGATTCGATCATCCCTGCGATAAAGCTTCCTTGCTTGGAGACTCGAATGAAGATCTCTCCGACTCGTTCGTCTGGATAGAGACCGACAGTGAGGTAACCCTTCACATCTCCCACACGGAATTTGTGGGTATAGCCCTTTCGTGTGACGGCCAGCCTTCGTTTCGTTCCCCAAAGAACTGGCTGGTCAGTCTTCTTCTCTTCCGTCTTGACGGAAATAGGTTGCGAGCCCTTGCATCCATCACGGTAGATGGCGAGGCACTTGAGACCTTTCTTCCATGCCCGCATGTAGATATTAGCGATGTCTTCGACAGTTGCCGTCTTGGGCATGTTGACGGTCTTCGAAATACCTCCAGAGAGGTACGGCTGAACAGCCGCCATCATATCCACGTGGGCTTCTGGCCTGAGGGCATGATCACCCAGAGCCTCGGCGAAGATTGGCCCGTGTTCTTTCTTGAATTGCGGACAATCATGGATGGTGCGGTGATCCGTGATGTGCTTGAGGATCGCCTTCACCTCGAGATCGGTGTACTTGAGGTTCTCGAGGGCAGGCTTGATGGTGTTATTCGGAATCGTCAGAAAGCCTTCCCCAACGGCCTTCTTGAGCGTGACGACTCCCAACATGGGTTCTACTCCAGTCGTGTCGGCATTCATGAGAAAAGAAATCGTGCCGGTTGGTGCGAGTACCGTCGTCTGTGCGTTGCGGTATCCGAATTCTTTTCCCACACGATAGGCCAATTCCCAGGCTTCGACTGCGGCGTAGTAGAGCTCGCCAAAGATCCCTTCGTCTTCCAATGGGAACGTTTCGTGGGCTTTGTCGTAGTGATTCGAGATGACCTTGGTCATGTCCTCTTTGTTGATCTCGAATTCCGAAAAGGGACCCTTCACGTTCGCCAGCTCGGCGGATTGCATATAGGCCCGTCCACCCATTAATGCCGTGATAGCTGCTGCCACCAGTCGACCTTCGTCGCTGTCGTAGGGCAATCCCCAGAAGGTCAACAGAGCCCCGAGATTGGTATATCCAAGGCCTAGCGTTCGGTACTTGTGACTGTTATCGGCGATGGCCTTCGTTGGATACGATGAGGCATCTACTAGAATCTCTTTGGCCGTGATGGTAATATCTACGGCCTGCTGGAACGATCGAACATTGAATCCTTCCTTGGTAGCGAACTTGAGGAGGTTCAATGAGCCAAGATTGCATGCCGTGTCATCGAGGAAGAGATACTCGGAGCACGGGTTGCTTGCGTTGATACGTCCCGAGTTCGGGCTCGTATGCCAACGATTGGTTTGGGTGTCGAACTGAATACCGGGGTCACCGCAAACCCATGCGGCTTCTGCCATCGCATTGAAAATCTTGCGAGCCGAGTAATGACGGTGAATCTGTCCCGTCTTCAACATCGTGTGCCACTTATCGTCCCTCTCTACTGCCTCCATGAAGGCATCACTGACGCGAACGGAGTGGTTGGCGTTCTGGAATCCAGTTCGATCATAGGCATTACCTGCGACATTGAACTCGACCGAGTACTTTCCACTCTCTACCAGAGCCATTGCTTGGGCCTCTGCGTCTGCTTTGCAGTAGATGAATCCTGGAGTTCCATTCTGCTGCTCGAGAATGTCGGGGTGATCGACGTTGAGTACAACCATCTTGGCTGCCCGACGCGTCGTTCCTCCAGACTTGGTGATACCAGCAAAGGCGTCGAAGCCCTTCATGAAGGAGACTGGTCCAGAAGCGAATCCTCCGCCTGTGAGAGTTTCCCACGAGCTCCGTAATGGAGAGAGATTAGATCCTGTTCCGGAACCTCCCTTGAATAGCATCACCTCGTTGCGAGCAAGGTCCATGATGCTTTCCATGGTGTCATCGACGGACTGGATGAAACACGCCGAGCACTGAGGAGCTTTGTCCTGAGTCACTCCGACATTGAACCAGACCGGAGAGTTGAACGCGTACATGCCATGAACTAGCAAATACAAAAGTTCGTTGTGGAATGTTTGACGAGCTTCAAGATCGAGGAAGACTCCCTGCTTGGCTCCCTGTTCGGTGATCCAAAAAGCGACTCGTGCAAACATCTGCTTGGCCGAGCGCTCCTTGATTCCGTTGATGATCCGGAAGTACTTCTCGGCAACAATACCGACGGCGTTGTCTTCCCACGTTGCTGGAACTTCGACGTTGTCCTGACGAAACTTCTCTTTGCCACCCGACCCTTTGATGACGGCGTCCTTGATCACCCACTCGATTGTATCGAGAGGATTGATCCCTGGTTTGGTGAATCGGCGTTCGAAGGACAGCCCGGGGCTTTTTGGCTGAACTGGAACAACCGTTTTCTGAACGAGCTCTGACGTATCCATCGGAATGCGACCTCCTTGGAGTTACAAAAACAAAAGCCCACGACATTGGGGATTGCTCCCCACTTATGCCGCTAGCCGAGCGATACTTGACGACGGGGTGGCTTGTTTTGCGGCAGAGGGCTCTGCAACGGATTGAGGTTGTCCGTCTGGGATCCCTTGTCTCCCTGCATCATTGCCAGTACTTGGCCATACAATTGCCGATTGGTGGCCTGCATATTCATCAATGCGAGCTGCTGATCCATGCCCTGCATTTTGCTGATCTCCGTAGCAGCTCTGCGAGCCAGATACAAGACGTTCATCTGTCCGCCTGCCTGGGTCATGTTTAGAGGAGATTGGAGCTCCGTCGGGATTCCTTCTGCGGGAGCGCCATCAGCGTTCTCTGGATAAGCCGTTGTCCCCTCCGGCATTCCGGGAGCGGCCTCCGTACCTTGCATCGGTTGCTGATCCGATCCGGAAGCCGGGGGACCACCAGCCGGCATTGTGTCTCCGAGCATGGCCGGATCTCCATCCATGGTCGCGCCACCCGTACTGGATCCGAAGCCTCCAGGATTCTGTGGCATACCGCCTGCCATTGGACCCATGATCTTCATCGCCTGTGCTTGGTAGCGGGCTTGAACGATCTGAAGTTCTCCCTGTAGCTGGGCATTTGCCAGCTGCATCTTGCGGTTGTTCTCGAGCTGCTTGGAAAGCTCGGCGTTCTTGTACTTCTCTTCCTGAACGAGGTCGAGCTCCAGTTCGTTGAGGAACGTAGTGTCGGAGATCTTCATCGCTTGGTTTGCCTGCATCATGAGGGCAGACCGCTGGAGATCATCAGCCATACGGAACCGAGTGAACTCGATGTCCGGAGCCGGCCAATCCATGTAGTTGGCGATCCGCTTCAGAACGAAGTCACGACAGAACGTGAGGAGATCGGTTCGATAGCCCTGGAACTGGTTCTCGAGCATTCGCATCGAGACATTCGAGCCGGAGTACTGAAGGCCACCGAATACGAACTCGATGGGCACGTGCATGCCAGCCACGATTTGCTCAGACCAGGCACGCATCTCCTGGTGGAGCATGAGCGCCTTGCCCTCACCACCGACAGTCTCGTTACCGATTGGGATAGGCAGAATCGGGATATAGTTCTGGTCGAGCTTCCACTTCTCGATTTCCGCCTCGATACGACGCCGCCACAGACTGAGGTCGATTGTCGAGTACGGATCCGAGGTTCCGCTTCCGGCCTGCGGGAACAGAATTCGGAGAGGGACGATATATTGATTGGCGATACACTCCTGCGCCTTCCGGAGGATCTGAAGGTAGTAACTGTCCTTCAGAACGGGAAGAATGAGGGGCATGCCCCATCCCATGTCCTTCTGAGCGATCGTCGGGCGCTTGAGATGGCACATCTCCCCTTCACGCATCTTGAGAGTCTTAGACTCCCTGAGAGCGAGAATGAACTCATTGGGGATCTTCTCGATGACGTGTCGCTTCCCCATCATGATGTCGTTCTTCAACGATGTGGGGATATCGAAGAAGTAGTCCGTAGAGTTCGTAACCTCGTTGTGTTCGATGGTGATGTGTTCTGGATTCCACCGAACGATCTTGATGCCTTTGAGGTCCTTGATGTTGAGGTCTTCGACACCAGCTTCGCCTGTGATTTGGCAGGCTGGACAGGACAGGTAGAAACGGTAGTTGCGGAACTTGTAGATCGCGTTCTTGGCGAGCTGCTTGGCCTTGCAGGTTGAGCAGATGAGTGATTTCTGAATGGGCCAGTGAATCGTGATGAATGCGTTGCCGTAGCAGAAGTAGTCGAGACCTACCTCGATAAGGGTGTTACGGAGCTTCAATCCGGTATCAATCAGCTTCATCCACTTGTCGCGAAGAACCGAATCGGCTTCCTTGACGAGAATCTGAGTGACTGGATACTCGGCCATCTTGTAGGTCACCGCGTTGATCAGCGGATTGACCATGAAGTAGTACCGACACCAGCGAAACATCTGCTTGACGCTGGTGGGCAGATACGTATGCCCAATGTCGAAGAAGGGAGACGGGTACCGCATGGTCCCGCTGTTGCCTTGGTTGTGGACGTTGTCGAAGCGAGTAGTGCTTCCGACAAAACCACTTGCGGTTGCACTCACGCGACACCTCCAACAACCTGATCAGGCATCTCGGCCTTTCGTAGAGCTCGATGAGGAGCTGTAGCTACACGCTCTCCGATGATACTTCCTCCAATACCGCCAATGATGGCTCGAGGAATTCCGAATCGCTTCATCGGTAGGTGTGCCATGGCTCCCATACCCATCAAACTTCCAATCGTTCCTCCGGCAAGCCCACTCACGCGTTCACCGCGAGAACGGTCGAGTCCATGAGGATCTTGTTGGCTTAACGCACCAGGAAGAGATGCGGCGGTAAGGCCGGTAAGAATTCCTTTATCGCCGACGGGGAGATATTTGGTGACGCCCTTCCTCTGATTCCATGGAAGTGCAGCCTCGCCGTCGACACTATTATTGCCCCTACCCATCCATGTCGCATCCGGGCGTTCTTTCCAGACCTGTTTCCCGGCCTCGTCTTTCAGCTTCTGCCTGACGAGAACCTTCTGCCCTTTGTGCATGACGGGGGCACCCTTCACCATCTTTGGAACTTCGTGGGTTGCCGCCTCGTACAGACCAGATGGTTTGTTCCATCCAGAACTGACCCACTTCTTGGCGGTACGTCCAACATCTCCCAGAAGACCGGAGATTTTCTCGAGCTCGTCGCTAAAGGCATTGAGCGTTGTATTGTCGATCATGAGGTCACCAGCCAATCTTTGAGGTCGGTGAGTTGCTGATTTTTCTGTTTGCGCCGAAGGCGCATATAATCCACAGCTACTATCAGCTTCGCCGCTTCAATGTCTTCGCCGACTTCGTTGACTACGATTTCAGAGGCCGGTTTGTCGACCCACTCTTCGAATCGCTTCTTGGTGTCTGCGAACTCGAACTTGAGGTAGTAGTCGACGTCGTCTGGGTTATCTTTTGCCCAGTCTGCCGCTTTGAAGTTGAACGGGTGTTCGTCTTCGAACTTGGCGGAGCAAGAATCGCATCTGCCATTGAATGGAGGAAGTGCATCTCCATGGTTCCCACAGTGCTGACAAGAATAGCGAGGCTGCGAGAGGAACGGTTGTGCGAAGTCCAGAGGAGGAGGAGCATAACTGATCTCGTCGTTTAGAAAGCAGGCCGCTACATACCTGCCAACCTCGTCCGAGAAATCTTCCTTTCGAATGTCATTGATAATATCGACGCCAGCCATGAGAAATGGGACGTCACACGGCTGAATGAGCCCTGGATGGGCAATGGCGCCATTCAACGTGTGGATCGTATTCTCGAAGATCTCCCACTGTTCCCAGGCCGCATCAATGATGTGGAGAGTCATGGTTGACATGATCTTCACGCGGTTGATGTCAGCAATGCTAGTGTTGAAGGTCTTCTTGATCTCTTCGAATACAGTCTCTTGGTCCCACTCGAACCACTCCAGTCCAAACGTCTTGATGAGGGCCAGATCTAGGACGTAGGGATGAGCCTCTGGATGTGAGAACAGATTCGATTTGGTCACCTGACGGAAGAAGATCTGAGAGGTCTTGTCTACCGCCTGTTCATCTTCCGTAGGTGGAGGCTCCCTAGGATCCTGACCGAGCTTCTCGAGCTCATCTTCTGGTTCCTCTACATTGTCATAGACAATGGGAAGTGCGGGATCTGGAACCGATGCCTCTTTATGAAGCTTCGTTCCAATCAACCCCTCATAGAAGAGATCTTCGGGAGTCTTTTCGAGCATCGAATACCGAGTCTATCCTACTCGGTACCGGTGCCGCTGTATCGGTCCATGGCAAGACGACCGAGAACGAGCTGGTTCGGCTTGGGTAGGGCATTGAAGAACGTCTTGGGCTCTTTGCAGAACCCATCCGCGAACTTGTCTCCGAATGCCCTCTTCACAATATGACGCCCGTTGGTAGCGAGGTTATCGAGGTCTCCCTCACAAATCCGGACGCCATTCTCATCCCAACGCCACTCTTCTTCGGCAATCTTGTCCATCGTGGTGCCGTAGGTAGAGCTGTACGGGTCGGGGATTTCTCCATCCCAGAACCTGTTGAGGTGCTGTGACCGGTCGAACGCCTCCAGAGCATCTGCGAAGGTCTCCGGCTTCACGAAGGCTTGTTTCTCGAGGAGGGTATCGAGCACGGGGTGGAGATCATCGCTGACGTACCTCTTACGGAAGTTCACGAAGGAGGAAACTGCATCTCCGTAGCCTTCGGCAGCGTACTTATTGATTTCTGGAGAGACCTTGATTCCAAGCTCGTTCATGCGAGCTGCCAGCTTTACACAGTAGGTTCGCCGGTCTTTGGGAGCGAACGAAGTCTCGTGCTCCTTGAAGTACACCTGCGCGACCTTCACCTGTTCGAAGGAATCGACTGGGTACTTTCCGTTTAGCAGTGTGTGCT